TTTCGCTTCAATAACTCTCCAAAACATACAAATCGGTCTGAATCGGTGCAAAACGGACACACAACAATCCACGTTGATGCTGATTCACCCTTTATTAGTCCAAGTCAGCCGGGGGCTAATTGAAGAAGGCACGTAAGGGCTCAACCAAACCACGATTAGAAACCCCACCACATAAAGGCAAGTCTAGGATGCCTGAGGTCAAGAAGTTTCTTGATGGGATCAATCAAACCTTGCTACCTTGGCAGGAATACGTGCTTACTCAGCTTCTTGCCGTTGACAAAAAAGGAAAGTTTAAGAAAAAGACATCCTTGCTATTAGTAGCTCGCCAATCAGGAAAAACACATTTAGCGCGCATACGCATATTGGCTGGGTTGTTTGTTTTTGGCGAAAAGAATATAGTGGCTATGTCATCTAACAGGGGTATGGCTTTGGATACCTTTCGCAAGGTAGTTGAAGTCATTGAAGATAACCCTTCTTTGATGGCTCAGGTAAAGCAGATCCGCGTGGCCAATGGCCAGGAATCAGTAGAGCTCTTAAATGGTGCTCGTTATGAGATAGTCGCGGCAACAAGAGATGGCAGCCGTGGTAAGACGGCGGATCTGCTTTACATTGATGAGTTGCGTGAGATTGATGAAGAATCGTGGACAGCAAGTAAGCCAATTACCAGAGCCCGCCCAGATTCGCAGATTTTCATGACTAGTAACGCGGGAGATGCCTATTCAAGTGTATTAAATGACTTACGATCTAGGGCGTTGTCATACCCACCACCTACAATGGGTTATTGGGAATACAGCGCGGATGATTTCGCCAAGATAACTGATAAAGATGCGTGGTATCAGGCAAACCCAGCATTGGGATATTTAATTGATGAAACAACCATTGAAGAAGCGATTGCCACATCTAGCGTAGAAGCAAGCAGAACTGAAACGCTTTGTCAATGGGTAAGCGCCCTAAAATCGCCTTGGCCTTACCGCGCATTTGAGGATTTGGGCTTTGCTGAGCTAAAACTTGAGCCAGGTCGGCTCACTATATTTGGCATGGACATATCTGTAAACAAAAAGATGGCAAGCCTAGTAGCAGGCCAGATTATGGATGATGGCAAGGTTGGTGTTGGCGTAATTGCTCAATTTGAAAGCCAAGTAGCCATAGATGAACTTAAAATGGCTATTGAAGTCAATGAATGGGCAAGACAATACAAACCTAGAATGATTTGTTTTGATAAGTATGCAACCATGAGCGTGGCTGAGCGATTGAGCCAATCAGGCCACAAGATTCAGGATATGTCGGGAACTGTGTTTTATCAAGCTTGCTCTGATCTCTATGATGCCATAGTCAATGGCAGATTAGTTCACGCAGGCCAGCAAACCCTTGTTGACAGCATGAATAACTGTGCAGCTAAAGAATCGGATGCCGGGTGGCGTATTGTGCGCCGTAAATCTGCTGGGGATGTGTCTGCTGCCATCTCATTAGCCATGGTGGTGCATCAATTACTAAAGCCACAAAGCAAGCCACAAATCTATGTCTGAAATGGTAGTAATGTCTGATTTGTGTGGTATCCTTAAACGATGGGTCTATTAGATCGTTTTCGCCCTGCAAAAATAGAGGCGCAACTTGCACCGCCGTTAATGACGGATTCTTTTAATTATTTTTTACCATTAGCATTTAATCCAGTTGGTCGTGAAGAAGCTATTAGCGTTCCAAGCGTTGCTAGATGCAGAAACCTTATTGCAGGAACTATCGCAACATTTCCGCTTTGCTTATACAAGAAAAGCACAGGCGAAAAGTTAGGCAAGCCACTATGGCTAGAGCAACCAGCATCAGCTCAGCCAATATCTGTAACATTAGCTTGGACAGTAGATTCACTATTATTTTTTGGCGTTGCATATTGGCGCGTAACTGAAACTTATTTTGATGATGGCAGGCCAGCAAGATTTGAATGGATTGCACCTGGTCGCGTGTCATTTGATAGCGATCCTGTAACACAATACATAACACGTTATTACATTGATGGCAAAGAAGTGCCAATGTCTGGCCTTGGCTCTTTAATTACATTCCAAGGTTTAGATGAAGGCGTTTTAGCACGTGGCGCAAGAACATTAAGAGCTGCAATTGATTTAGATAAATCAACAAGCGTTGCAACTGCCACACCAATGCCTTCGGGTGTCATTAAGAACACCGGAGCAGATTTAAGCAAGGAAGAAGTAGATGCCATATTGGCAGCTTGGAAGTCGGCACGATCACAGCGCGCAACAGCCTATCTGACTAGCACTTTAGATTACGTGCCGACTAGTTTTAGTCCTAAGGACATGGGCTATGTTGATTTAATTCAAAATATGTCAACACAGGTAGCACGTTTAATGAATGTGCCTGCATATTACATAAGTGCAGATATGAACAACAGCATGACGTATGCCAACGTGCAAGATGAACGCCGTCAGTTCGTTTCTCTATCACTAGCGCCATTTTTACACGCTATTGAAGGCAGACTAAGCATGAATGACATTACAGCATCAACTAACATTGTTAAGTTTGATGTAGAAGATGCTTTCTTAGCTGTCAATGCTATTGAACGCTTAACTGTGATTGAAAAAATGCTATCACTTGGTTTAATTACAGTAGAACAAGCCATGGAAATGGAAAACCTATCACCGAATGGAAATGAAAATGCACCTAACGTTTACTAGCGATTTAGAATGCTCAATTAGTGAGCGCACTATCTCAGGCAAAATTGTGCCGTTTGATGGTGAGATTGGGCAGACATCTGCTGGCAAAGTTGTGTTTGAAAAAGGATCAATTGAGATTCCTGACAGCCCTAAGCCAAAGCTGTTGTTAGAACATGATGCAAAAAAACCTATTGGAAGAATGGTGTCTTACAGAGAAGATGAAGATGGCATGTATGCCACATTTAAGATAAGTAACACGACACGCGGAAACGATGCGTTGATTGAAGCATCTGAGCAATTACGCAGCGGCCTATCAGTTGGCGTTGAAGTAATTGATGGCAAGCGCGATGGTGGCGTATATCGTGTCCTAAAAAGTTCCATGTTAGAAACAAGTCTTGTTCAAGCTGCTGCGTTTAAGAGCGCGGAAGTTTTGAGCGTTGCTGCATCTGAAGATGATGCTGCAAAAGAAATAACAACCCAAAACGAAAGCGAGGCCGTTGTGGAAGACACAACAAACGCCGTAGCCGTTGCGCCTGAGGTTGAAGCCCCTGCGGTGGAAGCTTCGCGCCCAACAGTTACAGCACCAATTTATGCCAAGCCACGTTTAGAGTTCACCAAGGCTAAATACCTTGAGAACACCCTACGTGCAAAGTTCCTTGGCGATGACGAAGCAGCAATGTATGTTCGCGCTGCCGATAACGAAACAACAACTGCACCTGGCATGGTTCCAACCCGTCAGCTAACAGAGATTATTAACCCACTATCAAATGCAGACCGCCCAATGATTGATTCAATCAGCCGTGGAACTCTGCCTGATGCTGGTCTTGTATTCCAGATTCCTAAAGTAACTGCTGTGCCAACAGTAGATCAAATTGATGAGAATCAAGCAATTGCTGATTCACAACTAACTGCATCCTTTATCAACGTTGATGTTAAGCCATTCAAAGGCCGCGCTATCACAACTGTTGAGCTAATTGATCGTTCAAGCCCAGCATTCTTTGATGAGCTTGTTCGCCAAATGGAGTTTGCATACGCAAAGGAAACTGATTACTACGTAACATCCGAAGTTGCAAACGATGGCGTTTTGAACGCAACTGCAACATCTGAGGATAAGACAGGTCTTTTGACTTACATTGCAAACGCAGCAGGCGCAATCTACAAGGGAACACTTGGCTTTGCTCGCAACATTGTGGTTTCACCAGAACAATGGGCAAAGATTATGTCCTATGAAGATGGTGGAAGACCAATCTACATCGCATCAAATCCACAGAACAATGGTGGCGTTCTTTCACCTGATTCTGTTTCAGGAACTGTTGCAGGATTAACCTTGCGTGTCAATCGCCAAATTAGCGGAACTGGCGCAACAGGTCTAGGCGATTACTCAATGGTAGTTGTCAACCCAGATTCATATCAATGGTTTGAATCACCACGCTTCCAGCTTCGCACAAACGTAAACAGCGATGGC